TCCCTTCTGGGATCGTATCCGGCAGTTGACCCGGCTCGACGACATGGACGTAGACCTCGACGACACCAAGCCTGGTTAGATTGGTGTTGGTTGAAGAAGAATTAAGCGAGATGGTCAGGGAGTCAATGTCCGTAGTAGACCAGTTATCGAATAGCATAGATGGACGTGAGCCGAGAACACGCACCACTTGGCGGTCATTATTGTTCTCGTCGTCGTGTGGACTCGCGTTGCCAACCGTAATCATGCCAGACGACATGGTGTAAGCCGGGTCTATGCTATTTACATAGCCCGTGAGTTCAAACTGATGCGTGGTGGCGGCGTTACCATCCCCAGCATCCCCAAATCCCACAATGTCAATCGCATCAACCGTTCGGTCTCCTGAGACAGTAACCGAGGTAAAGCCGGCTATCTCCTCAAGCTTTCCCTTTTGTGTAGAAGTCACCCGACCGCTTCCGTAGGTATAGTCAGGGGCCTCGTCCGTGTCGCTGTAATCGTTCAAACAATCCCAATGGGTTGACGAGAGGCACCCTCCGCCGCTAGTTTCTCCCCATTCCTTGTCATCACCATCGGTATCTGCGTAAGCAGTCGCAACATATCCCCAGGCGGAATTGATCGGGCAACTACTCTCAGAACATGCGTATGCTACCATGCTGGCAGCATAGAAATGGATAGCTCCGTTAGGATCGTCCGTCGTTCCGCCAATTCTAAACGTCGCTGGCTTGCTCGGTGCGGAAGCAGGTATGGGTGTATAATGTGCTATCCGATGGCCTGCCACGTACAAATCCACGTTGACCGTTGGACTTTGAGAATACTGATACAGCTTCACCGGAGCCCAGTATTTATTGGCGGTACACGGATAGCCAGATGGACAATAGGAGTTGTCCAGACATGGCAAGTGAGTGTACGGCGTCGTGCAAGCCGTATCGTGTGCAATGAACGTAGGAGTTCCAAGCGTCGTCGTATCATAACGGACGGTAAACGTCCGGTCTGTGTTCCACACGAGATTCGCTCCCGTGCCTCCATCACTCTCAATGATCTCTAGGATAGGCCGGTTGCTCCCTGCGCTTGCCAAGTACAACCTCCCGTCAACGGCCATCTCATAAGTGTCCAATGGAAAGGGAGATTGCTCCGCAATACGACAACCATAATGATCCGCGCCAGGACAGTCGGAATTTTCATCACACTCGTCCGTGGCAGTAGTAGCGCACATTCCAGCCGTGGTGTTCACCGGCTCGTAGTACGCCTGCTCGTTCTGGCCCACATCAACCTCAAGAGCCCACAAAGACGTAGCATCGCAGCCATTTACAGCTCCACAGATCGTCGTCATCTGGAGTCTAATGTCAGCATCCTCGGCATCTCCATCAAGACGCTGTAAGAACTCAAAGGAGTCGTACCCATTGGTAGCATCGTCCTCGTCAGCCGAGCTAAAGGCGGTCATCCAAACGGGATCGCCAGCAAGAGCAGGACTACAAACCAAAAGCAAGGCAATCAATATCCACGCCATTAGCTATCAGCCACTTCCACAAATGTCCCATCATTAGTCATCGTCGGTGTTATCCGAAAAAGCACCAGTTGTTGTGTTCACGAACCACCATCCGCCGTGCCCACCCACCCCACCGACGTATGATGAGCAGTCCGTAAGACTAGCACCAGCAGCACCACCTTCTGCTTCTATGTCACAAGTCGTCGTACCAAAGGCACGAGCGATCACAGTCAGTATTCCACCGCCTCCACCAGCAGCACCCGTACCTCCAGCAGTGCCATCAAGATCAAACTCATTGCTTGGAGTTCCAGAAGCAACGCATGAATACGACCCACCGACAACAAAGGCTATCCCACCACCACCACGTCCAGCGGTACCAACAGTGCCAGATGCTGCTACAGGGCACCAAGGACCTCCTCCACCCGTTGACCCTATGAGTCCACGACCGTAACTTAAATTGGTTCCGATTCCACCAGACGTTCCCGAGGTCATCTTTGCACAGCCACCGCCCGTCCCCGGAAATACGGGCATGAAACCGCTTGTCCAAAGAATATAGGGCGTGTTGATTGGACTAGCAGAGTTGAATGCGTTACCAACATTTCCGTTGCCAGCAGATAGAGAAGGCCAGCCACCAAGATTAAACGCCGTGCTTCCACCAAAACCACCCTGAGCGTTGTCATCTACAGCGGCTGGAGTTGCACATCCCCCCGCAGCCCCTCTTCCTTCAAGGTTGAAGGTTACTGCTGACGTAGTTTCATCTATGCTCACATTGTCTCGCACTAGAAAAACGACCACCATGCCGTTCGTGCCAATAGAAGCATTACTGATCGTGATCGTTCCGCCAGTAACGGTGAAGCTGTCTACCCTCGCGTAATAAGCCTGATCGGAGGGATCATTGATGAGATTTACAAGATTCTTCCAATACTCGCTGTTGGGGGTAAGCGTGCACGTTCCATTCGGTGTAGTACCGGAACAAACACCACCACGACAAATGTCACCACTACACGCTCCCGTACCTTGACCGGCATAGGTGAAAGCCGCGCCTGCCGTACCTCCCCAACCAGCCATCGGTATGTTGGGTGCGATCATCCCCAACAGTGGCGTGGATGCGCCTGAGCACACCTGCATATTCCCGCTGTCCATCACCTGAGCACTGCCCGCCCCTTGTGCTGACGTGCAAGTCAAGCTGGTCGTTCCCCCATCAGCGAAGAACGCAGCCTCTTGTGAAGCTGTCTTGATACTGTCCGGAGTCGTGCTCGTATCTAAAGCAAGTCCTGCAGCCGCAATAGAAGAGTTTATCTCGCATCCATCCTCAGAACCCGAGCACGTAAATGCGCCAAAGTTCTCAGCAGTCAACTCAGTGTCGTCTATGGTTGGACCAAACGGAGCAACGCTGCGTTCCGTAGTCGATCCCGCGCCGTCACACCATTCGAGGGTACCATTGTCGAGCACCTGAAGTTGCGTGGGAGTCAAAGCCGTGCAGGTTAGACTCGTTGTCCCACCATCTGGTATGAAAACTGTGCCACCGCCCAAGTCAAGAGCTTTATCGCAAATGTCCACCGTGGCCGGAACCTCCGCACACTCATCGAAGCAAAATGTACCACAGCGGTTGACGGTTTCGCTGAGACTAACGTACTCTCCCGTGACCGTGAAGTCCGTGCTGAGTAAGTATCTAGGTATCCACGCAGACGTGTCCGTGTCGTACAGTTCTATGGTGTTATCGTTCGCGCCAGCAACCATCCCAATGGTACCGTCCTCAAGGCTGATAGGCGCACTAACCGAGAGTGCCCAACCCTGAGTCGGTAAACAAAGGAAAGTAACCAGCAACAGCCACAGAATCATGCAGTGCGCTCCACCGTGCAGTTGACAACTGCGTTAGCCGCAGTCGCCGAGGAAGCGATCGAGTAATCCAGACACTGACCAGCCGTTACCACGACTGGATCGGTATCGGGGTCTGGATCACAAGTGGTCGCAGCTCCAGTAATGGTACAAGTGTGATCTGCGTCCGGTCCCTGACCGCCACAAGCCCCGTACCTGCCGGTGATGATGATGGTCTGAGTACCGCCAGGTGCCACGGAACTCACACACCGAAGGTTGGCAAACGTGGCCGCAGGCATTGGCATCTGAACACGAACCTCAGTCGTATCGACGCCTCCGGCGAAGTTCACGTACACAGTCGAGTTACTTACGTTACCAACGGTGCTGAAGGCCACCAGTGGTGAGCCAGATGTCGTGCAGGTTCCAAAGGTCGGAGGGTTCGCAGCGCCTTGGGACTTGAGACACTGACCGGAGGTACCAACACTAGCCATCACCTCTGCGGAGTCGGCATCTGTGTATAGCAGAGCACCGTTGAGCGGCGTGACGTTCTTGTTAGTGCCACCATTTGCCAGAGGCAGGAGCCCAGTCACGGCTGACGTACCTGCCAGGTCCAACGCCTGGAAGGTAGGATTGAAAGCGGCTCCATTGGAGATCAACGCTTGTGGATTGGCCCCTGGAGCAGCGTAGTCAATCGGTCCTGTGCCGGCACCGAGTAGAACATTGTAAAGAGTCAAGGTCTGTCGCTCGGTACCACCGTTATCCACCGGCAGCGGATCGGTGATGGTAATCGAACCATCCTCAAGTGTGATCGGGCTCGTGGCCTGGAACCCAAACGCCAGAATAGGCAGGCCAAGCATCAAGACGACCCACACGTAAAACTGCCACGCCAACCTCAGTCCTTGAACCTTCTTCATTCCAGACTCCTCTCGTCGCTATCCAGTAGCTGCCAGAGTACAATTAACCGCCATCTTCGATGTGAACGCTCCACCAGGTTGCAGGAGCAAGCTCCAGCACTCCTCGTCACCAACTGCCATCGTAGCCGCACCAGCAGTACAGCTCGGTGGTACTCCCGAACCTCCAGTCAAAGAGCATGTGAAAGTCCCTGATGTGGACAGAGATCCGCAGGCACCATACCGACCCGTGATTGAAACACTCTTACCAGCACCTGGATCCACAGATCCACGACATCGGAGATCTGAAAGCGTAATCGCGTTCTCAACCTGAGTCAGAACCAGTGACTCACTCGAATCAGCGCATGTCCCGCTGGCAACGTAGACGTTGTTCACACCCGAGAGTTTCATGCACGTCGATGCCGAAAGAATACCAGTCCCACCGCCGCCAGTGGCATCTGCCGCACAGTCCCATTTACTATCTGCGGTTCGCTTCAGAACCTGACCGGAGGAACAAACCTTGAGGCCAAGATTCAATTTCTCCGTACCAGCAGCAACAAGTCCCTGGTCTGCTGTCGCTGAATCGACGTAGTCTCCAGCCGTCTCAGTGCCCAATGCTACACAACTCGCGCAAGAGACGGTAGTGGCATCTCCGCTGGAATTGCCATAAGCAGCATACTTGATCGCTGGCGTAGCCGAATTATCACAATACTCCATAGGTTTGCCAACACGCAATTGCACCTGCCCAGCAGTTCCAGCACCACAGACGAGCGCATCTCCAATAACGTCTGGATGCAGGAACTCACTTTCCGTCGATTCCGTTGCAAGGGTATCTGGACTTCCAGCAACCCACTGAAGTCCAGCACCAGCAATCGAACTATGAACATCATCTCCATCAACACAACCAGCACATTCCAGATCAGTTGCCGTAAGTGAACCTGCGAACTCTACGTCTCCATCTTCGTCCACTGTGAACAACGGCGTGTTGCTATCCTGCGTGCCCTTGGCGATGCCGAAGACCTGCTGGTCCGCTGTTGGCGTGGCCCCTACCAAGATTTCATACATGGGATCAGTAATCGAAGCCGTTCCTGTCTTGGTGGTACTCAAAAGAAGTTGATCGTCTACGGCCTCGTCATACTTCAAGGACCAGTAGCCAGCAGCGCCACCAATGTGAAGAGGCAAGTCCTCGACCATCCTCCAGGCTCTATTGGGCCGGAACTCGGGTGTGCCACTGCTGTCGTAAGAAATCGCCCCATCGCCACCAGAGCCCTCAAGATACAATGACGGCGTTGTACCAGCAGATAAGATACGAAATTCTCCCGGTTTCCACTCACCGACTTTGATCGGCGTCTGACTACCCGAAGGGGTAAGGTAAAGCATCCACTTTGCCGGCGAACTGGTATCTGCGACCCAGTTGCCATCGGCAACGATGTCCATGTAACCACCGATAGCCCAGTAGCCATTTGTTGGTGCGCCGTCGTAACCAGTTCCTCGTATATGAATCAGTCGATTACCATCAGTGACAATCGTCGGAGTAGCTTCCCTCCCCTGAGCACGGTATCCCAGCCACTGAGGATCAGCTCCGTAAGCCATAAAGTAATAGTTGCTATCGGCTCCGTCACCAATAACCCAAACATTGCGGTCGACAACTATGCCAGAGGCATCTCCACCAACTCCAGGGTCAACACATGAACGATTAACAAAGAACTGATTCTCTGTCGGATCGTAACAAAAACCACTATCAGATGTGACAGTGTCAGTGTCAGACCAAAAGGTGACTTCTCCAGCCGTACCAGAACCATCTACGGTTCCACAGGCAGCAGCCCCAAGAAGTCCAGTGTCGCTTACATTCACGCAACGTGTTCCAGTACCTGTAAGATCATCTACGTAGGTGTCTCCATAAATCGTAGCGTAGTCCGGTACGCCACCCGTAGAGTGAAGCTCAAGACGTTTAACGGTCGCATCGGCATTGTAAAAGGTCATATTGTCATAGGACTGAAAGTACATTGTACCGCTTGCGTTACCAGTAGCTAATCCTAAGCTCCATGAATTACCTGAAAAAATACTAGGTTTTGTCTTATCCCAGATCTGCGTGCAGCCGTTACTACATCCGGTGCAATTCGCGTGAATTGCGCAAAGAAGACCAGGATCGTCGCAATCGCCGTTGCAGACTCCGGAATTGCCAGTGACACCAATCTGAAGTTGCCGTCCAGCCTCATCCACGAAATTCAGGAACTTCATCCCCTCGTGGCTCTTGTAGCTAAAGGCACTTTCCGATGTGAGAGTATCGGCGTCAGCCCAAACGGTAACCTCCCCAGCCGCACCAGAACCATCTATGGTTCCACCGCCAGTCCCGGTAATGGTGCAAACGCTCATCAAAAGCACAGGATCGTCAGCGCATGTGACTCCCGTGCCATCGAACTTGAGGATCCTACGGGCCGGCATATTGGCCCCGCCATAGTAGATGGTCCCGTAGCCAGGCTTACTGAAGGCAGGCTGACCCAGGGCAGGATTGTGAAAGCCAAACTGTAGGATGACTGCCGCGAGGAGGCTAAGCCAGATTCTTCTCGCGCTGCTTGATGGCCTGTTCACGTCGGTACAGTTCCTCCGCCGATTCCCGCAACTTCATCAACCGGTCATCATTTTCCGCCTCGGCAGCGGCGAGCTTGGCCTCACGCTTTTCCAACTCCTCAATCTTCTCTAGGAGCTGACGGTCCCTGTTGGTCACGACGTTGACGAACGCCCCGAACTCGACAACTTTGGCCTCCAAAGCCTGGTCCTTCGAGATCAGCTCCTCGACGCGAGACGCGACCTCAACCGCAGCTTTCTTCAGGTTGGCCTCGTGCTGGTCGAGCTGCGCCTCTCTGCCGCGCTGGAGCTTAACTTCCTGATCGACTACGAAGCGCCCGGCCTCCACGGCCTTCTCGCGCTCGACAAGCTCCTGCTCGCGAGTCGCCAGTCTGGCCCAGGCGTCATTGGTCAATTTCTCGTCAGCAGTGATCTGCTGCTTCATCAGCCGGTTCTCCTCCGCCACGACCGCCACCTCCGCAAGCTGACGTTTTGCCAGCTCAAACCGTTGACGCGCTGCCTCACCCTCTTGCTCGATGAGCTTTTCCAGACTGAGCTTCTGGGCCTTAACCCCATCAAGCTCGCTCATGGCTGTTGCCAGCTCTTCCCTCAACTCCCGGTGCTTCTCATGAACGGTCTGTATCCACTGGCTCTGCTCGCGAGCTTCCTCGATTGCCGACTGGAGTTGTTCCAGCATGACCCTGGATTCGGAAATCTGCTCCTTGAGATACTGCCTCTCCCCCCTCAGGTGCTGAATTGCATCTTGCAGACTAGCTGCCTCGTTATGAACGCAATCCCGGTCCTTGACGGCCTGTTCGTAGGCTCGACTCGCTTCCTGAAGCTTCTGGCACTGCTCCGCCTCGCTTGCGAAGAGTCTCACATAGGTACTGTCATGCTTCCTCTGAAGCTCGGCAATGCCAAACTCCAGGTCCCTCTTCGTACTCTTCAGGCGTTCGATCTGTCCACTGAGGGCCTGGGCCTCGGCGTGGTCTTTCAAGAGCCCAGCAGCCGCCGACGCTCGGTCCTGACTTCGATCAGGAGTCACCTTCTCCATGCCACCTCCAAGCCTCAGCACAGAACGATTCTAACCGGCACCACAATCGAGCCAGAGGCGTTCCAGAGATAGATCGAACCAACCTCTACAAAGTTCCAGTCCAATGTCTCACCGTCGCCAACCGTGACCTTGTGATTGGTCACCGCGTTGAATGATGCCTGGCACGAGATCCCGCCCAGATTGCTGATGACGACCCGCTGCGCCAGCGTCAACCGAACGAACGCTGCATCCCCGCAGCTACAGTTGACCGTGTGAACACCGCCAAGCGGAGCCACCGTGAGGGATACCCCCACCGTCGAAACAGGAATGTTGAACTCGTGGCACTCGTAAGTTTTCCGAAGACGCCCGGCCTCGACGCGAGCTGCTTGCTCGTGAATGTGAGCACGTTCATCTACACCACGAGCAAGGACCATAAGCGTCAGACCTACAGCGTCGTGGTCGTCGTCGATTCGAGTGTCGTTGTCGTCGTACTCGTGGTCACCTCTTCGGTCGTGGTGGTGGTCTCCTCAACCGTCGTGGTGGTCGTAGTCGTGCTCGTGGTCGTAGTTACCTCTTCGGTCGTGGTCGTGGTCGCTTCAACCGTTGTCGTCGTGCTTGTGGTCGTGGTCGTGGTCGTCGTGGTCGAGCAGGCACCGACCTCGCAACCGACGAGAGTGGCATCGCACACGTTCTCGGCAGCGCAGCAGTAATCATCGCCCGCACAGGTCGCGGAACCGCAGAGGCAGATTTCGATAACCCGATCACTACAGTCAACCGGACTGCACGTCGGCAGCGTTGTCGTCGTCGTTGACGTAGTGGTCGTAGTGGTCGTGGTCGTACTCGTGGTGGTAGTCTCTTCCTCAGTTGTCGTGGTCGTTGTCGAGCAAGCGTCAACCTCGCACTCTTGCTGTGTCGCGTAACAGAGGTCGTTCGCCTCACAGCAGTATTCATTGATCGAGCAGTTGTCGGTTCCGCACGCACACCCACCAGGTGGAGCCACAGCACCGCAACTCGGTTCCGCACAAGCCGCAAGAGTCGTCGTTGTCGTGGTGGTGGTCGTCGTGGTCGTGCTCGTCGTCTCCTCTACTGTGGTCGTCGTCTCTTCAACCGTGGTCGTCGTCTCTTCGACCGTCGTCGTGGTTTCCTCAACCGTGGTCGTGGTCGTGGTCGCGCAACCTATGACCTGACAGAAAACCTTCCAGGTGTAACAAGCATCGTTCGCCGCACAGCAATACTCGCCCAGGGCGCAACTGGTACCGCCACAGGCGCAGTGCTCTGTAACCGGGATGTCGCAGTCCACGGAACCACAGGCCGGAAGTGTCGTGGTCGTCGTGCTGGTGCTTGTCGTCGTGGTGGTGGTTGTCGTGCTCGTGGTCGTACTGGTCGTCACCGTCGTTGTGGTCGTGGAAGTCGTGGTCGTACAGCCGGCATGAGCGACACAGAGAGCTTCGCTCACCTCGCAGGAGTTCGTAACACCACAGCACCACATGCCCGTTGGGCACATGGTGGTTCCGCAAAAACAGGTACTCTCCGTTGGCTCCTCGCAGACCGAGACGCCGCACCCGGAACTGCCTCCACCCAGACCCGATGATTGACCCTGTGCCCGGTGACCTGGAATCTGGAAGACCAAAAACGCCGCGAGCACCGTTATCAGCAATGGGACCAGACGAGATCGACGGTAATCCATCTCCTACCTCCCCGTCCTTGGACCGCACCTGAAAAGAATGTGTTCCACTGGAGCTGCCGAGCTGGTGACGACAGCCTTATACATGCCTGTGGGATACGTGATGCTGACACACTCCTGCGCCGTTCCACCGCCAAACTGAGTGTTCTCAACGTCATCCCAGTGCTCGCCCCCATCTATCGAAAGAAAGATGGTCGTGGTCGCGAGCCCGGAGTCGTAGAAGTAGCAAAAGGTGATCGAGTTGAAGCCCTCGCCGGTATCGACCCAGTTCAAGGAGTCTCCGTCTCCCGTCTGGCCGGCCACAGGCGTCAACCTTCCCCAATCTCGACAGGTGAGTATCTTTCCGGCTGGAGCTGAGCTGGCAACTCCGGGCAGCACGGCCAGCAGCGCCACGATGACGAGACACGGCAGAAATCGTTGAATCTTCATCTCGGTCGTCCCTCTCACTCGAAGGTTCCGGGCTGTTTCAGTCTATCGGTATTGCCAAGCTCCATCTAGCCAGTTCATCGGACTAGCCACAGGCGACACGACGAGGACGACCGGGCAGGCCGCAGACGGCGACCGGCAAGCCTGTCTCGTCGTGCTTGTCCATCTTTCCGTTGAGCTCGATGAAAAAGTTCCGAAGTCGATCCCGAAGGTACTGCTCGTCGAAGCCGAGCACGGTGCAGACGGTGTGGAAGTTGATGGGCACGTCCGACTCATCCGGGTAGGCAATCCACTGCAACGCCTTCCGGAGGTTACGCTGCCTCACGATGGGCTTCGGCCTCCAGTCCTCGAAGCCGGCCTGCATGTCGGCAAGGAGGTTGATGAGAAGGGCTGAGTAGAAGGACCGTATGAAACGCCAGGAGGGATGCCCCAGGCCACTTGCGATCCACTGCTCAGGTCTCACGGCAAGAGGCACGCACGTTTCCTCTTCGGAACGGTACACGCCTAACGCTTCGGCGAGCGAAAGAGCGGCCTGACACCTTCGACCCTCTGGTGGGTCCGAAATCCCCTGCGGAACTTGATCCCAAAGGGGTCTCTCTTCTGACGGGGTTGAGGGTACCGAGTTTTCATCGTGCTGGCGGTCTCGCTGATGTTGTCTACCGTGCGAACCGCCATCACGACGTCCTATTCGAGAGGCGAAGGTCGCGCCTGTTCTCACGGGCTGACCGGGGCTCCATTCTCGTGCGCTCCGGCCCCGTGCGGATCCGTTGTTCCCTCCGGAGCTTGAAACCTTCGCTTTTCCTGCGCCTGAAACGCATTTTCTAGCCGGCGTGCCTGCCATAGGGCGTCATTCCGCACCCCTCAGTAAGGGACCTCCGGAAGCCAGTCTCTACCACCGGGATCCCACGTCGCCTCATCTTTAGGATCCGGTATTTGCCCATACTCGTCAAGCATACGCTGCCTCGAAGTGACCATCGTTCGCAGGATCTGATCGGTCTCCTGCCATATCTCACGGGCAAGGGGTTCCTCCGGCAACGGAGGCAGGTCGTCATCAATCTTCGGGTCCGGAGGTATCCGCAGACGCGGGGGCATCCCGGTCGCCTCCATCGGCATCTCCAAGTGGCAACGGTACGCGATCATGGTCGCAAACGCCCGGTCGTCGTAGTGAAGACCTTCCGCACGACGGGCATCGACGTAGCGCATCTCGCGCAGCTCCTTGATCGTGCCGATGTCCCAGACCATGATCTCGTGATTGGAGATCGCCCAGTGCATCGAGTCGAGAAGGAGGCCCCGGGTGCGGTACGTCGTCTCCCAGCCGAGAAAGTTCGTGATCGTGTTCCGGATCTTGTCCTGGCGCGTGTAGACGTAGATCCTGGGATAGAAGTTCTGCTTTATTTCCGCTATGACGACGAAACCATGACCGCCGCTGACCTCAGGAGCCAGCCAGGCCGTGTTGTAGTAACGGCCCAGGGCCATCATCCTCTGCCCGAACTCTATTGGCGTTATCTTCCCGTGCCAGACCGCGACGATCTCGGAAGTCTGCCTGTCGTACACGGCGGAACACGAGAAGTCGCCGCCCTCGACACCCGCTGAGCAGTCACCGCCGATGCAATACTCGTGGTCCCGCTTCGGACCAACGTAGATCGCGAGGCATCCGTCCCGGGACTTGGAAAACCGGATGCCATCGGCGAACTCGACGAGTTCCCCGCGCATCGGCTCGATCTTGCGAGCCCGTTCGTACATCTCGGCCAGTGGCTTGGTCGGAAACGACGGCCTGCCCGACGTGAGGAACGCCATCTGGGGACTGCCGGGAAACTCCTGGTCGAAAAGATCCTTGTCTCCCTGACATTCCGTCCTGAGCACGTAGCGATACCACGAGAGCTGAGGATCGGTGAGGTTGTACTTCTTCTTGAGCGCCCTCTCCTCGGGAGTCAGCCGGAAATTGGGAGGCACGACCATCGTCGCATCGGGAAGACGCCACCACGGAATGAAGATCGGCACGAAGTCGCTCTCCCCGCTCTCCGCACGCAGCCACTCGCTGTGAAAGACGTCTCCCTCTCCCTGTGCCGTGCTCTCGATCACGACAAGACTCTCGGGAATCTTCGGCACCGCCTGGATCAACCCTCCGAGAGTCCTGGCCGGATACGGGAAGCGGGCGAACTCCGAGCAGTGAGCCACCCGGATCGTCATGCCCCTCCAGAGTTCCTTGCCGGAGGCCGTCGCGACCTGGATCTCGGAATTGAGCTTCACACGCCCATCGGAACACTGAATGTAATCGAACTTGATCAGGTCGGTCTTCCGCCGCTTCTCGACCGGCTTGATCTCCACCGGAAGGTTGTCAACGCCAAACGCACACTTCGCGAGCATCTTCTCCGAAGACTCGTCCAGGTGGGTCAGGATCATCGACGTGCTGTGCGGTATCGACCAGGCCGTCGCCGTCACGATCCCGCAACAGAAAGTCGAAACTCCCGGCTGTCGCGCCTTCAACACGATCAGGCGCGGAGGACGGCCCGCCTTGCGCCTCTCAAGAATCGCTGCGTTGATGTCTGCCTGGGGATCGTTCAGCCGAAGGGTCATCACCGGAGCCTGCCCCGGATTGCCCTTCGTCGTGATGTAGAACGCACGCTCAAGCCATGTACGCGGATCCTTCCGCGTAGCGGCCATGAGCTTCAATAATTCATTGCAGGAGAGCACTCATCAGCCCCCACCCCACGTCAAGAAGGAAAACCGTGAATATGCACGACCACCGAGAGTATGCTCTTGCAGTGCGGACAACGAAACCCGAAAGTATTGAACACAGCCTCATAGTCCGGCTTCCGCTCCCCCTGCCCCTCCTCCGGCTTGCTCAACTCATCCACGATCCTCCGCCCCTCCTCCGTCAAATCCTTACCCTCACCCTGCTCCGACATGACTCCCCCCTCACTCACACGGCTCACTCGCCAGCTCACCACACCACTGCAACCACCCACATTGATACATCGGCTCCAACTCCCCGTGAATCGTACACCGCACCGCCCCGTTCTTCCTCAACACATACCCCGCCAACTGCCCACTCCCATCAAAACACAACACCACATGACCATTACGCTCGCCCCACTGCTCCCTGCTCTCCGCCTTCGTGTACGCCTCACACCCCCACTGCCCGTCCGGTGACGTCACCATCACACTCGCAAATGCCTTCCCACTGAAAAATGCCCCAAAAAGAACCAGAAATGCCACTAAAACTCGCTTCCACATCCCAAAACCCTCCAACGCCACCCACCTTCTCATATACCTGCGCCTACTGTCAAACCTTCAGCCCTCCACGAAATGCCTCCCCCAGTCCGTCAGTGCGCTTTCAGTCCGTCAATGCGCTTTTTATTTTTTTGGGTGGCGCGGGTGAGGGGTAGACCTGAAATTGGGCCACAGCTCGCCTTGGATTCAGAGTTTGCCGGTCTCCTGCGGCCAGCGCAGCCAGCCAGCGCCGATAGCTCGGGCCACGGAGCGCCGAAGGCCGGAGGGCCGGGCAGGGCTCACCGGAGCCGGAGGGCTCGAAGGCTTCGGAGTGCTGGGGTTCGGGACTTCACCACAGGCCGGAGAGCTGGAGGAAGAGCGCCCGGGCGCGAGCGAGCCGGAGTGATCGCTCCGAAGCAACGCGCCGGGATCGCCTGGGATTTCGCGGAGTTGTGCGGTGACGGGTGCGGCAGCGTGGGCACTGGTCGGTGGTCCCCCTCTTCCTCCCCAGCCAGGCATGAGAACATCTAAC